AAATAAACACACATATAAAAGCTATTGATATATATATAAAGTAAGTTATCATTTTAATAGTGTTTTAAGTTCTTTGTTTTGTTGTTTAATTCTAGTATTTAGTTTATTAACTTCTGCTTGTTGCAGCTCAATATCTAAATGCTTTTTTGCATTATCTAGCTCTACCTTTCTTAGCTTTGCTTTTAGATTATCATTCTCTTTATGCATTAAGTGTAAAAGCTCTAATGTGTTTGTTAATACTTCTAAATTTTGTAGCTGTGCTTTACTCTTAGCTTTCTCTTTTGCTTTTAATATAAGTATTTGAAAGCTGTTTTTAATATTTATTATTTGTAGTAAATTCATTAAAATAAATCTTCTTCATCATTTAACATTATTTCTTCTTTAACCTCTAAAGGGTTAACACCATTAAGAGTAAAGCCTAAACCACCGTTATAATCAAAGCGTAAAGGCTCTCCTAACATTGTAGGCATACCACCAGTTTCTTTATCCTTAATTTTATAAACGTGTAGCTCTGTAAGCATCCATAAATCAGGGTGTGATATTAATCTATGTATACACATAAAATTATCTACCCTATTAGGAAACACTTGTCCGCCTTCGCAGTCTGCTTTTCTTGGTGGTTGTATATGTCCGTTTAATAAATGGTCTACTGGATAAACCCTTCTAGCTGCTTCTGTTTGTGGGTGCATACATACAAAAATAGTCTTGCCTGTTCTATTACAAAACTCTCTTACATCATTACAAAAATGGTAGTTTCTATCAAACTGGTTTACATTTCTATTATGATTCAATCCTGTATAAGGGTCTATTACACAAGCGTCACAATCTGTATCTGCAAATATGTTCAACAGTTCTTTATGGTTGTATAGTTTACTGTTGTCTATAAATTTAAAGTATTTACTTATTTCTTTATTATAAAAGTCTATCTTGCTTTTAATAATATCTTTAAACTTAACGCCTAACCACATTTGTATAATATCTCTTTTAAGTTGTCCAGCTCTGTTTTCTCCCGACCATATAATAAACTTTTTATTGTTAAGCTTAGCGTGACAAAGTAAATACCATAAAAGCCAATTTGTCTTACCTACATTATCAAGTCCAAGTACCATATTAAATTCAGCACGTTTTAAAACTATATGCTTATCCATTAAATTACAGTTAATTCCTAAGCCTTGTTTAATCTTACCATCTTTGTAAGCGTGTAAATATTTAAGTGTTTGCTTATCTTCTAATATCATTTCGAAAGGAGTTTTTTAACGTCATCACTAACTTTCAAAACATTATCATTAGCATATTTATCTTTTCTTTTATTATCTTTTCTTAATGCTTCAGCATTGCTTGAGCTATGCTTACCACCTTTTCGACCAGCTTCTACCCTTTTAGAATGTGCTTCTTTGCGTTCTTTGTGTTGTTCGTCTAGCCATTGTATTTTTATTTTACCTTTAACACATTTAATTAAATTAGTTTCTATTAATGTGTTATAATAAGTGCCTGTAATAGCTTTTAATTCTTTGTCTGATACTTTACAGCCTTTGCTCCAGTAAAAGCAGCAGACCTTCATAAAAGCACCTTGAATAGCTAAGTCTTGAAAAGCAATTGTTCCTGTTAACCATTGGTTAGGGAAAAATTTAAAGTATGGTAATCCAATCATTTTTAAAATAAATTTATTTGTTTTGGGTTATATTTTCTTTTTTGTCTAATTTTAACGTGTGTACCATATTCCCAACCAGACTTATTAGATATTTTAATAAATTCAGGATATGTTTTTACTAAATATTCACATTCAATTTTTTTTTGTTTCATTCTTTGATTTAATGTTCCATAAGCCCCAGTAGTATATCTTTTGCAATTTGGTAAAATCCAATTATTATTGACAACACCTCCAAACTTTTTTAAATTTAAAGCAGTAAAACAAGTATCATCTATGAGTTGTACTTTTAAATCAAATCGCAAATCTGTTTTTTTTACCAACCAACACCTACCATCAGCAAGGCTCCAGTAACTGTATTTTTTGTTTCTAAATAATGGATTATCTGTTAAGCTGAAGCCACAAAGAGCAAATCCTTTTTTTTCTGCATGATTTATAGTTTCATTGCAAATATTTAAAAATTCTTCTGGGTTTAATTGTTGTTTGAAAAGTTTTCTATATTCAGGAACATTTTTAAAATGAATGTCTAAGTTATTTAATTTTTGTTTATAGTAGGTTTGTAAAAATGTCATATTAATTAAATCATCAACCATAAACAATGCCCATTCACCATCGCTTAACATATCAAGGGCAAAGTTTCTATTATTACTTAAACCTTTAGGCTGGTTTGTTGCAATAATATCACCATAAATATTTTTAGCATTTATAAATTTTTGCTTTTGTTGGTTTGTATGGCATAAAACTGTGTGTTTGATTCCCTTAAAATATCTACTTGTAGTAATGGTATCAAACCTATCGTATGTAAAAATTATTATTTTCATATTAATAAGTATATTTTATTTCTGTTTGTGCTTTATAGCAATCGCCTAATTTATCAGCATCTTCTAAAGTGAGCAAAAAACCTAGTTCTGTCCCACCTTTTATAGTAGCCTCTTTTAATTCAGGTTGTTTAGCTTTGTAATACCTTTGAAGTGTTTTCCTTAAAAATATCCAATGTTTACTTTCATCACCTATAACATAAAGCCAAGTATTATCTTCTTTAAATACCCCCCAATTTAATTCTAATGTCCCATAAATTCTTTTTACACTAATAAATAAATTGCCAGTACTGTTAAAGCATTGATCATTTTTAATTTCAATGCCTTGTCTGTTTTCTCCTTTACGTTGTTCTTTGTGTGCGTGGTAAGTGCTTAATGATATACCTTTTTCTTTTTGAAACCAATCAGCAATGTAGCTTTCAAATGATATACCTTTTTTTAGTTTTTGTTCTTTTGTTAATTTTAGTTGATTCATAGTTTTAGTTTTTAGTTGTTAATTATAATGTTAAATATCCACTTTTATCCTGTTTTAGTTGTTTTAGTTGTTCTGTTGGTTGTTTGCATTTAAACATATTTTCACGATAATATAAAACAAAGCTTATCCTGAAAACTTCTTCAAAACCTTTTTTTAAATACATTTCTGTATTTCCGTGCCATTGGTGCACATCAACAAATAAAGCATCTGTAGTTTGCACATCAACTCCAATCCCGTATTGTGGTAAAACAAAATACCCACCAGTATAGCTACCATCATTAAAGACAATTAAGTTACCAAACCCATCACGAAAATCACCACTATCTTGATGAACTGCTGTCCTAAATGTTTTGTTAACTGTTACTGTAGTAAAAGAAGTATCAGGAATTACATAGTTCCTATTTGTTGCATCTGCTAAAGCACGTTGTTTTTTATAATGTTTTGGGGCAAACTGGCTATATAGTTTATCAATATATTGTATAAAAGGAAAGCCTTGTTTAAAATCATCAAAATATTGTTTTCCAAAATTTGTAAGCCTACAATATTTCACCATAGCATTACTATCCATATAACCTACATTTCCACTATTAACTTTATTTCCAACTGTTATTTTACTTTCTGTTCCGTCTTTCCTGATACGTTTGTGACTGCTTCCACTTGTAATACCACGACCATCAGTTAAAACAATACTTTTTTTAAAGCTTTCATACCCTAGCTGTGCAATGTCATAAGGGATTATATTTTTACGAAACCTCAACAAAGGATTACCATAGTTATCAATAATGTCGCAATCATAATTTATTAAAGTTTTAATATAGCTTTCATCTATAAATTTACCTTTTAATTTTTCTGCTTGCTGGTCTTTAAATAATTTGCCTTGCTTAATTAGTTTCACACTCATCCCTAAACATTTTTAAAATTAAATCACTTGTATTTCTATTTTTATAATCGTGTTGCCAATATTTTTTTAATAAAATTTTAGCATACTTTTTATACTCTTTAAGTTCAGCTTCACTAAAATATAATATTGTAGTTGTTACTTGTGTTAAATCTTCAGGGCTGTTGTCTGTATCAAATTGCTCTTCAAAATTAAATAGTTCTGCTTGTTCATTCATTAATTAGCTTTTTTTAAATTATCAATATAAAATTCTTTTTCACTTTCTGAAAGTTCATCATAATTGTAAGTTGGTATGCTGCTGTATTGCATTTCATCTTTATAGTATGGCTCTTGCTTTGAATTAACTCTTACATAATCATAGCTTCTAAAAGTGTATTCATAGTATAATAAATATTTATTAATAGTTGTTCTATTTAGTCCTGTAATGTTTTTTATATCTCTAAAACTAAATCCTCTAGCCTTTAATAATAGTATTTGATTATACCTTTCTTTAACAAAGCCTTTTCTTTTAAGTTCTTCTATTTTGTTTTTTAACAACATACCAACCTTTATTTATAAAATGTTTAACTCAGAAAGGTAAATCATCTTCATCCACAACATTATCTTCAACTGTTTTAGTTTTTGGTTCAGGTTGCCACTTGTCAACGCTTAAAGCAACATCTTTCCCAAACTGGTCAGCTTCATCTTTAATGTTAATATTTAACCTAACGAATTTATGTCCTTTAAATTCTTCTATGTGTTCTTGTATTTTATCAATATTAATAGTTGCTTTCAACCAAGTTTCACTTTGTTTTTTACCGCTTCCGCAGTATACTTTTTTTTCACTCATTTTTGTTTGTTTTTGATTAATAAATAATTGCACCAGCTTTCCAAATATTCTACTGTCCCTAGCTAATAAATCTACTAACTGATGCAATAAATTAAAAGTTGTTTAAATAATCTTTTTTAAATGTGTTTTCTTTGTTTAAAATTCTAGAAGCTTTTCAGTATTTACCCAAGCAAAAAACTCTTTTTCTTCTGAAATTAAAAACCTTTTATAATCTTCACCTTCATAAGAATTATTACCAGCATCTTTAAGAAATTCTACAATTTGAGAAATAGTTACATACTTAAATTTATCAGTATGAAAATTATAGTAATCATATAATTTAAAAAGGCTAGGCTTATCAGGGTTATTTTTGTATAGCTTTATAGATATTAAGCAAATACTTAAATCTTGTATTTCTTTAACAAAAAAGCCGCTTAATTGATTCCATTCTTTTTCCATTTGTTCTAGCTCTTGTTCAGTACACTTTACTCTAAAAGCTCCCCAACCCTCAGAACCAGCTACATACTTTAAACCTGTTACATCTTGTTCTAAAACCTCTCCAAAAACACCTGTATATTGTATTAAGTATTCTTTAACCATTTTAATTGTTTTTAAATGATTCACTTTCGTCTTCTCCAAATACACCTAGCTCATAAAAGCCACATAGCTTCAAAACGATTCTGCTCATAGCTCTCTTTTCAGCGATGGCTACTGGATAAGCATTTCTATTGTTTTCAGGTGAACACTCTCCATAGGTTTGAATTTCAACATCATTACATTTACCTGTTGCTTTAATAATACAAGTTTTTAAATCAGGGTTATAATGTTTTAAATCATAGTTTATGTTTATTTCAGCTCTTGCTTGTATCTTATCGATACCACTTCTAGTAATAATATGATAGTGTTTGTGCTTGAAAGTATCTTCTTTTTCAAGTTCATACTTTTTAAATAGTGTGTTAAGTTGTTCTTTGTTGTTCATCTTTAATTCTTTTTTGTGTTAATTCAATTAATTGTTTAGTTTCTAAAAGTAGTTTATTACATTGTAAACTTTTTACGTTCATCAATTTAAACTTTTCTTTTAATGATTCTAATTCTCCTTTATTTTTATCAAAAGCTTTTAAAAGACTTTTAAGCGATTTAATTCTTAAAGTAGTGTTAATAGTTAACAGTATCTTTTTATGCCATTCTAAGCTAAGATAAACACTATATACAGCATTTTTTAGTTTTAGTTCTGCATCTTCTTTTTGCCAGTACTCTATCATTTGCCTGTTGTGGTGCATTATAGCATCTAGCTCATCTTGTGAATGGTTATAAATCATAGCTGTTCTTTTATGGTTTGTAGAATCTTTAGTAATTGCATAAACTCACCATTGTTAATACAAATATTGTAATCAGTACCAAAGCTGGTGAAGGCAACTGTACTTGTATCGTGGTTCTTGCTTAGTTCAATATCAACCTCTGTATGGTGGTCTGATAGCGTAAAAATGTTTTTGCTGTATTTAATCTCTGTTTCCATCTTTTTTATTATTATGTTGTTTAACAAAATCTTTCATAAAGCCTACAAGAGTAGAAGAATAACTAAACTCCCACCAAGACACATTGCCTTCTTTTTTAGCTTTTTCCTGTAGTTCTTTGTGAATGTCCACAAACTCTTGAACTACCTGTTTATCTTCATTTTTAATAGAGAATGTTTTAACTCCTTTTAACTGTTTCATTTTTTATATATTAATTATTAAATAAGTTATTATTAAGTAGCTTATGTAAAAGGCAACTACTAAACCTAAAGTATTATAAATTTCTTTTTTCATAGTTTTATTTTTTTCTTGGAAATACATAATCAAGTAGTTCATCTTCTTGCTGTTCTTTAACTATTTTTTTAATAAGCTTAATAGATTCTTCAGCAGTAATTTTACCTTGTTCTACTTGCTCTATAATGTTTTGTATTTTTTTCATAGTTGTAATAAAAAAAGAGTGCTATTATACACCCTTGTTGATTAATCTATATCATTGTTTTGAGATGTTAAAGCATATAATAAACCTTTTTTAGAAATAGGTAAATTTCGTTCTCGTTTTGATATTAAATCCTTATAACTTTTAGTTATATCAGATTTTAATGCTTTTTGATAGAATTTTTCTTGTTCTATTTTGTTTGAAAATGCTTTTTGATTTTCTATTCCATCAAAATCAATATAATATACAATGTAAATTTTTGCCATTTGTTTAAATGTTAATTGTTTCTGTAAATATATATATAAATACAATACAAATTACAAAACACATTAAAAAACTTTAAAAAAACTTGCTTCTACCTCTGTAAAAAAAAATTAAAATAAATGTGTAAGTCTAGCAACTTGACCAAATTGCTTAGATATAATGTAGCTTTCTATTGCCTGATTATTAGAAGAAGTGTATCCCATCTTATTATGCCACCTATCACTAGGCGACGGGCTTCTTAAACTTTCCAAAGAAACTCCAACATAGTCTTTAGCTACTTTGTGATGTACGTGGTGTGTGAACATATACCTGTATTTACACTTGCTCCAGTCTTTACACTCATCAGCCATTAATAAAGGTAGTAAATCCCATTTTGCACCATCACCGTGTGTACTGCCAATAAGTGAATTAAAGTATTTATAGTATTTTCTGTATTGCAAACTAATATCAAAGCTAATATTCTTGTTGTTTTTAAAATATGTAGCTATTACGTCAGCTAACATAAAACCAGTCAAGTAGTCGTGGTTGCTACTGTTATACATTATATGAATGTCAGGATAAAAAGCTAACAGCATTTCAATGATATTAATATACAACCTTTTAGCTATGTGGAAATGCTCATAAAACATACCATCTACATCTTGTTCTGTACCTCTAGTAGTTTTATTGCTGAAGCTATCTATATGCATACAATCATTACCAATAACTAAAACAATCTTATCAATGTTAAAACCTCTGCTTTTATCTAAGCAACCTTTAACACCTTCCATTGTTCTTATTACTGCTTTCTGTTTGTTGTATTCTTCACCACTAGCAAAGCTTTTACATAGCTTACCAATGTGAACATCTGCTGGTGATATTAACAAACAATGTCCATCTTTTACTTTAGGCTTTTCTATGTACTTAAAATCAGGAGCATAGTCTTGTAACTCCTTAATTAAATCTTCTTTAAATTGTTTTAAATCTTTAGTTTTAAAGCTTTGATTCTTAAAGTATAAACTAGCAGTTTTTG